TATGCAATGTACCACGGTCAGTGGTAAAATGGGCTTCACCCGCCAGCATAGAAGCAGAGGGCAAATTGGCCTTGAGGCCGCGTTTGAGTTGGATTCTGGGCATAGTGGTTCCTCATGCAAACCCCTTTCCTGAGAGAGAGGGGTTTCTTAATTAAACGTCCCGCCATCAATCACGTCGGCAACCGGTCCTTCAGGCCCCGGCGGCCCTGCCACTCCCGGGGGGCCGATCAGTGTCGGCAGAGGGGTGGGCGGGTTGGCAGCCGCTATGGGCGCCAACCCGCCATCCGGCCCGCGCCAGCGGAGCTCCAGGGCCGGGTTGTCCTTTCGCCATTGCAGCAGCATCATGGCGTAACCGATAGTTGGATGCGGATCGCCACCGGCTCGGTCACGATCACGCCACCAGCGACCTCCAGCCGCGCATCGGCCAGATAGGCACCCGGCGTCAGCGCCGCCGAAGATGTCGCATCGATGCTTAGCGTCCAGCCGGGCGGGATTTCCCCCGATGCTATACGCGGAGCGATAGAAAATGTGGCCGCAACCGGGGCGCCATCGGGCACCCCGGTGCGGCCGGGCGGGACAGCCTTTAGAACCGCGTTGATTGCCGTGACGGTCAGGGGGTCACCGTTGACGGCATCCAGCGCGAGGGCAATTGTCTCGCCACGTTGGAAGGTTAAGGGGGTCATAACTTGTCTCCCCCTCTCCCATAGGGAGAGGGTTGCGCAGTCTTAATGAGCGAAGCGAATTTAGACGGAGCTGGGTGAGGGGATGCGCGCCATCGAAAGGGTGGAACCCCTCACCAACTGCGCGTAATCAGCAAGCTGATAACGCTCCGTATCCTCTCCCAATGGGAGAGGCGTTACGACGCCGCAATCTTCAGCAGCTTGATCGCTTCCGAATTCGACACCGCCCCGCCAATCCGCTTGGTCGCGTAGAAATTGACATAGGGCTTGTTCGAATAGGGATCGCGCAAGATGTTGGTTTCGCTGCGTTCGGCAATCAGATAGCCGGCTTTGAAATTACCAAAGGCAATCGGCGTCGCATTGGCCGCTATGTCAGGCATATCCTCGCTTTCGACCACCGGATAGCCGAGCAGCGTATCGGGCTGGCCGGTCACCAAACCCGGCGTCCAGATGAAGGCGCCATCGGCAGTCTTGAATTTGCGGATCGTCGCCAGCGTCGCCGAATTCATCACCCACACCGCACCCTGGCGGTAGGGCGCTCGCAATGCGTGGACCAGATCGAGCAGCTTATTTTCAGGATTGGTGGTCGGTAACCCGCCAGCCACCCCCGACGCCACATATTGCAAAGACCCAAAAGCGCGTGTTGCGTCACTTGTCGAGGCAATGGTGTAGGTGAGGAATCCCTTGGGCTTATCCACCCCATCACCATTGACGAAAGCTGTTCCTTCGGCCTTGGCAAACTGGTTTGAGATTTCGTCGGCCAGCCAGGCTTCGACATCAAATTGCGCATCATCCAGCATCGCCTGCGTTGCTGCGGGATTGGCGTAAAGCTCGCCAAAGCTGGGGACGATTTCGTTGAAAGTCGGGGTGGCGGTTGTCGGACGCGCGGCAACTTCGGATGCCCAGCCAGAGGCAACGCCATTGGTCGTCACCAGCTTGCGATAGCCCGCACTGCCGACACGCACGACATTGGCAACCGCGCGGATCGGGGAGATCGATTTCAGCGTCGCATCAATGACTTCATCGATTTCCTTGGGCACCGCATAGCCGCCATCGGCAGCGACATTGCCGGCAAAGCTTTTCAGCTCGACATCGCGACCGCTACGCAAATAGCCATCGACAAACGCCTTGTGCGCGGGGTTGGTTACGTCACCCGCCGCCAATTGCGGACGCTGCACGACGGCAGGCACCACCGCTGCCTCAAATGCCGCCTCCAACGGGTCGGCCTTCACTTCATAATCCATGTCTTTCTCCATAAAAAAAGGCCGCCCTGAAGGACGGCCTGCGCACTTGAAATTAATTAGATGACTTATTTTTCAGACCACTCCAAATCGGAAAACACAAAGTCTCCGGTTGAACAGATGATATTCAATTGGGCTTGCTCTCCAAGCGCAAATTCAGGATGCCCATCCATACCGCCAATTTTGAACTTGATCATCTTGCCGTCTGTCACACTGATATCGAACGGTAGCTTTTCTCCTATCTTGACCGTTCCAATCGGAAATGGCTCCCCTTCCTTACCGTCGTCCTTCATATCAAGAAATATAAAGGCTGCTTTGGCCTTGGCTCCAAGAGCAATAACCTTCAACGCCCAACGATTTTTCTCGTCCGGGCTCTCTATATATATCTGAGCCAAAGGCGCATATTTGCCTTTGCGAAACTCGTTGGGCTGTATAGACCCTTTGATGGAAAATGCCTTGAGGCTGACTTGTTGCTGGATAGCCGAAAAGCGATCCGCAGCGGTATCGCAGCCATAAGTAATTGGTGACGCAACAGCCGCAGAGCTCATTGGAATCATTAAGAACAATGCAAACGCAACGGCACTTTTATTCATGTTAATCTCCCCACCATGTATCCGTTTCATGGGCCATTGGAAAGACAAGGTCAATCCTGCACAGCCAGCACCCGCGCCAACGGCTGCATGGGATGGTTGACGATCGAGACCTCGATCAGATCCAGATCAGTTAGTTCACGATATGTTCCTTGGTTGGCGGATCGAACGCGATAGCCAAAGGAAAGCCCTGTCCCGCTCGCCACCGGTGGTGCGGAAGGGTCCATATGCGCGATCACCCGCAGGCCGCAGTCATCCTCCTCGACCCGCTCGACGAAGCCTATGCGGCGGGCGTGATCATGCTGCCACAACAGCGGCAGTCCAGCCTTTGCGGCACGGGCAAATGCCCCTTTACGAACAATATCCCCACCCCGATCAGGATGGTCAAAAATGGCGGCATAGCCAGCGAATCTCATGCAAAATCTCCATATTCCTCCTCAACGACTTGCGTTGGGGAGTTGGCAGTTGCGCAGCAACCGACGGAGGGGAATTGCAACGTCAAAAGCCCCTCCACCACCCTTCGGGTGGTCCCCCTCCCCATCGCAAGTCGATGGGGAGGATTTTGTTCATTTCAAAACAAGCCCGCCCAGCCCCAGCTTGACCGCAAGGCCGATCAGCAGAACCGCAAGACACCCGCGCACCAGCCATTCAATCACCGCCTTGCGCGCCGACCGCTTGGCATCGCGCCAGGCAGAGAGCAGCTCGCGCAGATCAGCCATGTCCTTGGCCGCGCTTTCATCGGCAAGGCCAAGATGCGCGAGCGCGCGGGCAGCACCTTGTTCGGATGCCTGTTCGAGGAGCGATTTCAGTTCGGTATCATTGGTCATTTGTCCAACCCCACAGCTGCCCGCTTCTCCTCAGGTGTCAAAAAATCCGCACCCGCAACCTGCGCCCAAAGCCGTTCGCGGTCTTCGCTGAGCGCTGGCACGCCGTCGAGATCAACCGCCAGTTTCAGTTCCGCAAACCAGGGCCGCAACCCTTCGGACAGCGCATCCAATATCTTCCCCGCCAGCGGCAGGATCGCCTGCCGCCACAGCGCCTTGTTCGCCTCGCGGTAGTTGGCGTAGGTGGCATCACCCGGCAGCCCGAGCAGCATCGGCGGTACGCCAAAGGCCAGTGCAATCTCGCGTGCAGCAGCGGCCTTTAGCCCGGCAAAATCCATATCCGCGGGCGATAGCGACAACGTCTGCCATTTGAGCCCGCCTTCGAGCAGCATGGGGCGACCAGCATTGCCACTTCCTGAAAATTGCGCGGCCAGTTCATCCTTCAACCGGTCAAACTGCTCGCCCGAAAGCGCCTCTGCTGCCTCATGCACCAGCGCACCGCTTGGCCGCGCCGCATTGTCGAGCAGCGCCTTGTTCCAGCGGGTCGAGGCATTGTGGATCGCAATCGCGCCCGACGCCGCACCCAGACAGCCAAGGCCATAATGGTCGTCGAGCGGATGGTGCGTGCGAATATGGATCAGCTCGTTCGCTCCCAGCCGCGTCACCGCCTCCCCCGCCTTGTAACGAAACGCCGCCGGCCAGCCGCGCGCATCAGCCTCGACCGAAACCCGCTCTGGCCGGAGCGCATAAAGCTCGCACAGCGACCCGTCGGACGCGGTCAGCAATTGCACATAGCCATTGCCGTGGAGCAGCAGTTGCGCGGAGAGCGTTTCCAGCAGCGACTGCCCGCCACTGGTCGCGTTGACGAGGGCAAGCGCGGTCTTGTTGGACGCAGACAGCGGCACTGATGCCACCCCTTCTGCCACTAACCGCACCGCGCGCTGCGCAATGACATTGTTGAGATAGCCCTCACGCAGCTGCGCCTCATAGGATTTGGGCCATTCGCCCACCACCCCACCCGCAAAGGCACGCGTCAGCGAGACATGCGTTTTGGCCGGACGCACAGAAGCACGCCCGGCTGACTTCCAGCCGAAGATTTTCATTTCAAGCCTTCCAATAATTATCGTGTCACCCCCGACTTGATCGGGGGGCCATGGTCTGAGCCGTAAGTTTAAACCTCGGTGTCAGGCCATGGATTCCCGCGTTCGCGGGAATGACAAGTCGATTGTTAAAGCAACCTCACTCTAGGCTCCACTCCGCGCTTCCCCAGCATCAATTCCGTCATCGCCCACACCAAGGCATCCGCCCTGTCGGGTGACCGTCCCGGGCCTTCATATCCGCCGCCCGAAATCAGGCCGCACAGTTCATCTTCCAGCTCCGGAAACGCACCGACATGAAAGGCTTTGCCTGCTTCATACAGCATCGCCACCGGCTCAGCCCTTGCGACTTTGCCGCGTGAGGCGGACACCTTTTTCACAGGCATCGATACATCGGCAGCCTGCAAAGTGCTGATCACCATATCGCCGCCATTGTTCGCCTCTGCCACCACGCGGTCCGCGCCCCAGGCGATGGCAGCGGCGGAGACGGCGCTGGCCCAGCCTTCGGGGCTACGGCCCTTTACGCTGTGGTCGGCGAGGACATAGGCTTTGCCGTCGGCGCCCTTGCCCACCACCACGATCCCGCAGGCGTCGCCGCC